CAACACCTTAACTTCAACCGGGGCATCCCCCAAACGTACTTCCCACAAATCACGACAAGCTTTTATAGACATTTTTTTGATGTCGTCGGTCACTATCTTGAGAGGATTAGCCGCAGTATCCGTACTACCACTAAAGATGCCCCTTGGGTCACTCCAACCAAACGAATAGCGCTCAGTTGTTTTGAATTTCATCTGAACTCCTTTGCAATGTAGTATGTATGTGTTCTATGATTAAACTTTAATATGCCTTCATCTCGTAGCACTCGACCAACATCTATCATGTCTTCTGTCAACTTTTCTAACTCAATTCGTGGGGTAAAACCACTGGGAAAAATCGACATCCAAAGACCTAATAACGTGTCAACGGAAACACCTATAAACGCTTTGTTTTTAACATCACCGTACTTTGTTCTCACAACTGTGCCCATCTTAATTGGTAGTCCTTCATCGTATTCAATATCAAATAGTCGGTTCAATTCGGGAAGCAATTCTTTAACTATATCTGCGCGGCTAATTGCCATCACGCATCTTCCTTAAGGCGAAACCAGCCATCCTGAGCTTCCTCAAGTAATCCATTAGTTCTTAAGCGCCAATATGCGTCTTCAAAAAATGTTTCTGGTTCCAGCACACCTTCTCTTACAACCCACTTGTCTCCATACTTAGCTTGCCAAAGCGTAACGAGTTGAGACAAAGGCATCATGTACGCTTCTCGATTATTAGGATTAAAACCGAATCGTTGCCGTAATATCCCGCTTGCTATTGTGTCTTTAGTCTGCCTCATAGACTTTGCTAGTTTTGCTGCGTAGTCCTGCGCAATCGTGGGATCGCTATCGTGCAAGCTGTTATATATTGTTGCTTGCGTTGAATTCATTTTTACTGTTGTTGCTTTTACCATTTACTTCTCCTTTGTTTTAATCTGGTTTCCTACATACAAACTTCGAGCGGTCTGTTAAGTAGTGTTGTTCTAGTTCGCCTAATGCTTTAAGTCTTGCATAAACATATTTGTAGTAGTTATCGTACATAACTTCTTGAACGTCTACCCATTCATTACCGTATTTAGCTAACCATAAGTTAACCAAATCTTCTATCCTCATATAGAACGGTGCAGTCGTAAGCTCATGCTCTTGTAGACAACTAGCTTGTTCGTGTACTGCACGAATGTTTGCTTGCGCAAGGCTAAATGCCGTCGCCGTATTGTTAGTAGTGACAATGTTCGCATACGGACTCATGCTCATTTGTTGTCACCTTGGTTGGTACTCCTTGAACGTAGTCTCAAGTTGCCCTTGGTTGACTTACCACCCTTGCGTAGCGGTTTGATATGGTCGATGTCCTTGCCGGTTCTGTCGATGCCTTCCTTGTCGTACATCCTGCGCGCACGTTGGCGCTCATGTTGGTCAGAACCCGGACCGGACTTGCCGGTTTCCAGATCACGTTTGTATTCTTTTTTGTAGTCACGTTTGCGTGTAGCCATTTTGTTTCCTTTCAACGGGTGTCAATCTTTTCGTTTGGTATTGAACTCACATGTCTTGACCGGGCACCATCCACAAAGCGGAGTCTGTGTTGGGTTCCATACATCGTTGGCTACGCAGTCAAGCAACTTGCCGTAGCGCTCACGAAACTCCCACCACTTCGCAGCTGATTCCTCGTGCGTCATAGACATCTTAACCATATCATCTTTTAATACAAACATCAAGGCGGCGTTCACCTTACGAATATGCGGATGTAGCTTAAATACCATGCACGCCATAAGAGCCAACTGATCCCTATCGGGGTACTTGTTGTTACCTGTTTTCCAGTCAATCACCCATGCGGTTAGATCGTCGTCATCAATGATCAGCATGTCGGCGATGCCCCTTACCCAAACACGTTTGTCAAACCAGTCACAAGGCTCAAGGTTAGCGGTGAGCGCCATCTTAGTCTCGGCTGACACGCGTCCTTTCTTAGCCTTTAGCTTGTCCACAATGGGGCGCATGAACGCAAACTTCTCGTCCAGATCCGCTGAGCCTTTGATGTAGTTCTCCACCGCTTTGTGCAGTAGGTTTCCATACTTCATTTCCTCGGACTCTACGAACGGATACTTCTTGAGTATCTTGGTTTCGTGATAGCGCCTTGCGCACCCCTCAAAATCTTTGAGTGATGAGTGTGACCAGGCGATTGGTTTGACGGTAGGGTTTGGGTGCATTGGAATCCTTATTTAAATTTTTGCAGAGACGATGACATCTGTTAACCTATCTGCAAACGCACAAACAAAACGCTCGTTACTTTCTAAGTCGTGCCCCATGTCCTTGAGGATAGCGTGGGTGACCTCATGCCAAAAGGTATCAATGACCTCACGCTTGGGGTGTGGTTTGCTATCGTACGTACTGTGCGTGGCGATCTGAACAAGTCGTTTGCTGTATGTGACCTGCCCCATTGATTCTGTACCTGGTATGTGCTTGTGCACCTCAACCTTGTACTTGTGCTTGCCGATTGTGAATGTCTTTGGTATCTTCATTTACTTCTCCTAGTTCTTTGCTAATCCATATCTACGGTTAACGCCACCGTCAGCGTTGAGTGGTATGCCGGGTAGGTATTTAGGGGTTGCGGTCATTTGCGCCAAGACCCAAGTCTTAGCGTCACCTGCTTCCTCATCTGGCACCACCGCCGCGAGCTCATCGTGAATAGTCAAAACTATCGGGTATCTCTTTTGTACCCTGAGCATACCGTCCGTCATCACAATACGCGCAACACCCTGAATGATGTTGTTCGTAATCTTACCCGCATACAGCTTCGTCTCATCCTCGCCGTATACCCAGTGTGTCTTCTTGTCTTTGTCCTTGATCTGGCGCAGATTAGGATACAAGAGCTTCATACCGTTGGGTAATTCTATCTCACCTTTACGGAAAATTATACACTTATAAGACATCTCCTCGCCATTGATTAGACAACGCGCCATCATCTCCTGGCACATCTCCCAAAAACTTACTACTGGTTGAGCGGTGCGCCTGTAGATGTCAATAATTGCCTTGGATGCCACGCAGTGAATCAGCAGTTCACCGTCTGTACATGTGTGCGGAATGTCCGCCATTCTTTCTAAATTATCTTTGTTGTCTAAAAACTTCTCAACATAATCTTTATCAACACCTAGCTTTTTCGCAAACTCTTTTTCATACCGCATAGGCGGTGCGCCTAGAAAACCCACAAGCAGTTGTGCGGCAAACGATGCCCACCCCAACTGGTAACCTGCGCCTAGTAAAGCCGCCTTGGCAGATTGCCTATGCTCCGGGTGCGATTCCTTAGTGAGTCCGGGTATGTTAAACATCTGCGCCCCGAATGAGGCATAAGCATCAGCTCCACTCCTGAAGATGTCGAGCATGTCCTCGTAGTCCGCAAACCACGCAAGTACTCTCGGCTCAATTTGCGAGAGATCCCCGACGACAAGTTGATAACCTTCGGGCGCCATAATTGCTTTACGTAAGAACGACCCTCGTTTGAGGTTTTGCATATTGATAGCGGAGCCTTTGGACGCCGTCCAGCGACCCGACTTCGCACCGTAGTACGATAGCGGAACCGGTAGTGCACCCCTTTGAGAAATGTCGAGGAACCTCTGCGCGCGAGTTCTTTCGGTAGTCGATTTAACCTTAAGGCGAGCTTCACAAACGAGGGCAACGTCTTCATTCTCTCCATTGAGTAGGGCTTGGAAGTGCGCATCATTTTTAGCAAGCGCAAGCGTTTGTTTGCCAGTGGTTTTGCTAATCTTTGTTGGGGGGTCAACTCCCAGTGATTTAAGTAAGTCTGCAAACTGCTTGTTCGAAGCGAGTGCAGTCTCATCCACGCCGAGCCTTTGTAATAATCCTTCACGTTTATCCCTTTCATCTGTGAGCGCCTCAATCAGCATGCGCTTATCTAACTCTAATACTGGTTCTGTGTACATCCGCAGTGTCATATCAATCAGGCGTAACTCTGACTTTGGATAACCACTAATGAATCGCTTAAAGACTTCCTCACACAAGAACACGTCGTGTTTGCAGTACTCTGCAAGTTCAATCTCGACCTCACGTGGGAGCGTCTCTAATCCGTCAGATGAATGTACTGCGTCCCCTTTGGGTGGGAGTCCAAAATGCACCGCAAGCTTTTCGAGACTATTCCCGACTTCCACGCCTCGCAAAGCTCTTGCCATTGAAAGTGTGTCGAAAATGAAAGCAGGCTTAACTCCGTATCTCCATGTAAGGATGGAGACGTCGAACTGTGCGTTGTGGGCAAGAATGGCGGTCTCTTTCCAGTTGTACGTAGATAAGATGCGTGGTAATTCATCTCCTCTGTACCATTGGGTAACTTTGTCTGTTCCGTACTCATGTATACAGGCTCCGAAAGCTGTGAATCGTGCATCTCTTATGTACTCCTCGGTTGTCATCTTCGATAGTGTGTACTCTTTACTGTCCCACCTTGTCTCAAAGTCAATGGTCAGTATCGTCTTGTATGGTGCGCTCATGTGTTCTCCTTAATGCCGTGGGCGGCTTCGACAGCTTCCATGACGTTTTTTATTTGGTTTGTATACGCCCAATGTTTGCCGTAGAACTTCAGAAAAATGTTTTTCTTTTGCTCATCCGTCAGCGGCTTGCGAGGTTGTGGTGTGGTGTAGAGAGGTGTACCAGGCTCCAAATCTCTGTAAAGCAAACCTGTACTCCAATCATGATCGGACACTTTGCCAACAGGCTCATCTTGCTCTAACTCAGCCTTTAATAGCGCAATCGTCAGAGCTTGGTCTGCTGCAACTGCTTCCCAGTCTGTATTTTCTTGCTCTTTCTTTAGTTGATTATCTAAAGATTCAATGGTCCGTTGTACATTGTGTAGATTTAAACCCATTATCCCCCGCAATGTCTCTAACGCTTGTTGCATTACTTCTTCTTTAGTCAAGTGTTCTCCTTAATGCCGTGGGCGGCTTCGACTGCGTTAATCACGTAGTCAACCATTTCATGCACATCTTCACCGACAAAGCCGTGAGTGTTATACATCTCATCCAGTATCTCTTCACGTTGCTTATCTGTCAGAGGCTTGCGAGGTTGTGGTTTGGTGTAGAGAGGCACTGTGCACCCGTCTTGACCTTTATCCAAGCGAACATACATCATGCGATTTCCAGAACCAATCATGGTGTCACGCATCCCATACGCCACAGGCGCATCTTGCTTTTCATTTACTTCTTTAGTCATTTGTTGCGCTCCCTCAGCTTCGCTTCAAATGCTTGGTATAGTGTTAGCGGGAACATCATGGTTGTACCACCATCGTCCCAGTGTTTGTTAACTTTTTCTTGAGTCTCGCCATAAATGCTATTTACTTCCTCCGCAGGCAACCCAACCCACTCTTTCCCCTCCACCAACCACACCACCTCATCTTCTTTAATTAAGCTTTCGTGCGGATTAGGAAGTCCCATGCACCCACGCTCAAAGCAACCTCTGTCAATCATCATTTTTTCAGTCATGTGCTTCTCCTAGTTAAACATTTCCTTGGGCGGTGCGCCCTTCATCAAGTTCTCTTGTGCATACTCGTTACCAAATTGAAGTAGCTGCGCCGTAATCATGGAGTCCGCATTCGCAGACGCTAGTGCAATCGAGCCGTCGTTGCCATCTGAAAATACTATGACTGCGCTGAACGGACTGTCCTTACGGTAACACGCAATAAGTTTGGTGGTAATGAACTGCAAGTGTTTCTTTTCCTCGTCACTCATACCGCCCACAATCTTCTCTATAAATTCTTTGTAGTTATCTGATTCCATTTAACAGCTCCTCTAGTTTATTGATGTTCTTCTCGTTGACCACAAGCGCTTCGCCTCCCGCTTGCATAATCCTGTTGAGGTTATGTTCTTGCAAAGCGGTGGGCTTTCCTCTACCCGCCTTCGCCTCGATGCCAATAAACAAACCACGGTGACACACCAGGAAGTCGGGCGTGCCCGCATTACCAAACCCACTACCAATCGGCATGGAATAGTAGGCGCCTACTCGTTCTAGGATTGCCCTGATTTGTTTCTTGACCTTAGCCTCCGGCGTCATTCCCATGACATGTCTCCGTTAGTGACCTCGTTTAATTTCTCCAAGTAATGCCGCGCCTTCTCCATGTCTTCATCGGCTGCCCCCTTGCGCCCTGCACGCATAGCGTACTTGATGACGTTGCCCTTTAGGAATCCTACGAATTCCTCTGTGGTTAAGACTGCTTGCATAACAGTCCACGGTTGTAGTGGCATATCTTTATAGTGGTTACCGCCCACTTGTTTTTCGTCTGCGCTCAAAATAAAGCCTCCTCGTATTGTGCTGTGTCTACTTTCTTCCGTTTGATTCTTTTGGGCTCGTTGTTAAGGAGCTTCGTGGGGAAAGGCCAAGCTGAATTTCTTCTGACCTTAGCTGTCTGTTTAGGTAACTTCTTAACCAATCGTGTCCTCCTAAGTCATAGTACATCTCTTTTTGTGCATCGCTAAGGCGTATGCTTACGGTTATGCTTCCTGTGATTTCACTTCTGGATCTTGGCATCATCCTTGTCCTTGTGATCGTGTGTTTCTGTTTCTTCTTTGTTAAAAAATATTTTCTTACAAGTAGTGCACATCCAAGCGGGCTTAAAGGTTTGCTTTATCTCACCAGTGTGTACACCAAGCGGTCTGCCCTCATAGGTGTTGATCTTTTGGAACACTTGTCTTTTCCTCCATGCTGTCATCAGCATCTGCCGTCCATGTCAACGACTTTAGATTTGTACTGACGTATAGCTTCTAACTTAGCGTAAAACTTTTGAACGTGCACTAGCGCATCGCCGTAACGTCCGCTATCCACATCATCACAAACCACCTTTGCTTCTTCTATCGCGCTCTTGTACAAGTTAAGCTCTGCGAGTGCATCGCCTAGTTGTAAGTCCATCTCTCTTGTTTCCTCATCCATTGGTTTGCTCCTAAAAATTTTGTCGAAGTTGTCTGAAAATTTATTGTAGTCTGTTGGTCGTTGCGCTGACCCTTTACCTCCATCACTCATCATGCACTCCTAGTACAAATAACACATAACAAAATACCACAGTAATCCACGTTGATGCCAAACACAGAACTGCAAGCGTCATTAAAACTTCTAGTATGTCGTTCATTTCTTTCCCCTTGTATGTGATACGTTTGTTAAATTTACTCCCGGGTTTTCCTTTGCTATAACTCTCCTAAGCACGTTGTTAATTTGAGTGTTGTGCTCTGCAAAAAACGTGGCGCCAAAACCTGTACCAAAAGATCCGTATATTGATGTGTACAAAGCTTTAAGTTGTGTGTCGCAATACTCAGTTAGCTCGTCATCTTTTAAGTACTTAGCGCCTTCATTATCTAACACCATAACTTCAAGACCTCTTAAAAATCTGTAACGAGTTTGGTCTGCACTTGCTTCCTCCCATCCTTTTTTGTAACCCTCAGCAGCCTCTGTAACTGACTCTACACGTTTACTTAA